CATCTCGGTTTTCAAGAGCTAGAGATTGCTTTGTGTTAGACCCAGATCACTTGCATATTGCAACCCTTCAACCATTGACCCAAAAACCATTAGCTAGAACTGGTCATGCTGAGCGTAGGCTTATTACAACAGAAATGGCGTTTTATGCTTATGAAAAAGCTCATGGTATAATAGCAGACACTACTACCTCATAATGGCAGTTAGTGTGAAAATCACTACGGAGGTGCGACCGTTTTTTAACGGTCGTGCCACCAATAGTGGAGAGGCAATTGAGGTCACGCAAGCTGAGGCTGATCAAATTGTAAAAAATGGATGGGGCGAAGTTACAAAGAAAGCAAAACCCGAAAAAAGGGTTAGGGCTAGAAAAGACGGGAAATTTGTAGCCGATGACCCCGATACACCTGAGAATGAGGCGTGGGTGAATGGTAGTTAAAACCAACATTGTTGAGCAAGAGGGCAAACTGCACGTCAATAGAGAGCAAGATGTTCAGCCAGTATTAGATTATGTTCATGATTTGCACACTAGCAATATGCCCAATCATGGTGGATCTGCTAGGTGGAGACATGTTGGGGAAATCCCATTGGTTTTAGCAGAGAAGTGGTCAAGAGAATCCAACACAACATTAGGGAGTGCTGAGTTCTTGGCGTACTGCAAAAAGAAACTAAAAGATCCAGATTATAAAAAATTAATTATCCGAGGCTTTTAATGGCACTAGACAGTTTCGCAAATCTTAAAACTTCAATAGCAGACTGGCTAAATAGAAGTGATTTAACAAACGCCATCCCTGATTTTATCACATTAGCAGAGGCTCAGCTAAATAGAGAATTAAGGCACTATAAACAGCACAACAAAGCGACTGCCAACATAGAAACTCAATATAGTGCCACGCCAACTGACTGGCTACAGTCAATTCGGTTTCACTTAAATGATACATCCTCAACTCTTTTAAAACAAACTAGCCCCGAGGAAATTGCTAAGTTAAGAGATGGCAATGATAACACGACAGGTCGGCCTCAATACTATGCCCATGTTGGTGATTTGATTGAAGTCTGGCCAACTCCAGATTTAACGTACAGCGGGGAACTATTATACTATCAACAGATCCCAGCGTTAAGTGACAGCAATACCAGTAATTGGTTACTAGCAATGAGCCCAGATGCTTACCTATACGGGGCATTATTACAGGCATCCCCATACTTACAAAATGATGAGCGTATGGCTGTTTGGGGGAGTGCTTACCAAGGAGCTATTAATGGCATCATGGGTGAGTCAGACAATAGTCGGCATAGTGCCAGCAATCTTAAACTAAGAATAAGGAGTTATTAAAAATGTCAGATGCACTCAGCAATGATTTTGAAACCCATTTGTTACAGTACACATTCACAACAACAAGTGTCACAAGACCGACGGCTTGGTATATCGCTCTCCATACCAGTGACCCAACCGATACTGGGGCTAATGAAATTTCTGGCAATGGCTACGCTAGACAAAGCATTACTTTTACTGTGTCTGGGAATACGGCTACATCTAATAGTGTTGTTACGTTCCCTGCAGCCACAGGTTCAACCTGGGGAACTATCACACACTGTTCCATTTGGACTGCTTCAAGCTCAGGCACCTGTATAGGACACAGTGCGCTGACGGCAAGCAAAACGATCGCCGTGGGTGACATAATGCAGGTGGCAAGCGGATCAATAACATTCAGTCTGACCTAATAGGAAATTAGAATGGCGTTAGTTTTTAAAGATCGGATAAAAGAAACGACAACCACGACAGGTCAAGGGACAATCACCCTTGCAGGGGCAGTCGATGGTTTCCGAAGTTTTGCAGACGTGGGGAATTCTAATACAACGTATTATGTCATTTATGACAACACGGCCTACACTTGGGAAGTGGGGTTAGGAACTTATACTGCGTCTGGAACTACGCTTTCTAGAGATACAGTTTTACAGACTAGCTCAGGGAACACGACAAAGATAAATTTCGGGGCAGGGAGCAAGGAAGTTTTTGTTTCAAGCCCTGCCGGAAAGCATGTTTATTTGGATGCCTCTGGAGATTTAACAATAAATGGCACAACATATTTAAACGCAATTCACAACAGGTGGACAAAAACGGCCACAAGCAACCAGACAGTTTTCACTGGCTCTGACAATTCAGGAGCGACTTTAAGTGTGTCTGCATATACTCAGGTTTTTATCAATGGAATTTTACTGGAGGCTTCCGACTACACAATTGGTGGAACTACCACAGTCACATTGGGTTCTGGAGCTTCGACCTCTGACATTGTGGAGATTATCAGTTTTGCCCCCTTTACCACTGCGTTAGCTCTACAACCATCCAATAATTTGAGTGATGTTTCTTCATCCTCAACGGCAAGAACTAATCTTGGTCTTGGCGATTCTTCCACCAAAACAGTTGGAATTGGAAGTGGAAACGTAGGCACATTTGCATCTGGCGTGGCTGACAATGATTTTCTCAAGATAGATGGCACGACAATCGAAGGCAGAAGTTCCGCAGAAGTTCTTTCAGACATTGGTGGACTTTCAACGTCTGTGGCTTCCTCAACGTATGCCCCACTAGCATCTCCTACTCTAACAGGAAACCCAGAAGCCCCTACACAATCAGCATCAAATAACTCAACAAGAATAGCTACAACTGAGTATGCAGATAGAGCCATATCTAATTTGGTAGACTCCTCTCCTAGTGCATTGAATACCTTAAATGAACTTGCAGAAGCTCTGGGTGATGATGCTAATTTCTCAACGACAGTCACTAATAGTATTGCTACAAAAGCACCTTTAGCTGGAGCTACTTTTAGTGGTAATGTTGGTATTGGTGGTGCTCCTGTAGCTACTGATTCAGCCTATGACACTGCCTGTCTTCATCTCAGGCAAGAAAGTGGTTCTAAAGGTTCGCAGATACATCTGACTAATTCTGCAACTGGTGATTCTGCTGGTAATGGCGCACACATTTCTATGTGGCATGACGATGATCTTTACATCACTAACCAAGAATCTGATGGTCAAATTAAATTTGCTTCAGGTGGTAATTCAGACGCTTTAGTGATTAATGATTCAGGCAATGCTACTTTTGCTGGAAATGTTTTAGTAGATCAATCTGGGGGTACAGTAACACTTGATAGCAATGGTCATGTTACTGGTCATCAAAAGTTAAACGTTGCTACAGCAGGAGGTAGGCTTACAGGAACTACCACCCAAGGTGACATGGCTAGGATCGATCTTTCTCAAACGACCAATACGGCTCATGGTGGCTATCTATCTTTTCAAACTGCAAATACCAGTGGTACTTTAACTGAAGCAGTTCGCATTGATAAGTCTCAATTACTGCAAGCTAAATATGGTATCCAATATGTTAAAGGTGACATGGGGGTAACCGCTAATAGTGGGGCAATATACCACGATGGTTCTGACAGGCTTAGATTTACTGGTGGAACGGCAGGGTATTTGTTTGTGGATGACACAAATTCATCAGGTCAGATGGCAATCAATGCTGATGGTAATGTTCTTATACATGCTAATTCAACAGGCTACCCTGCTTACGGAGATAATTTAACTGTTGGGGAAACGGGCGACAATGGAATAACAATCAGAACTGGTACTTCAAACTATGGTACACTATATTTTTCTGATGATGGTGTGTCTGGAACAGGGGCAGGAACTTACGCAGGGAAGGTTCAATATCTGCATGATGCCAATGGTGGGTCACTAAGGCTTGCTTCTAATAGTACAGACAGAGTAAAACTTGACCATTCAGGTAATACTCATCTTCTCACAGATAGTGCATATTTAGCATTTGGGGCAAACAGTGAGGTCACTCTTACGCATGTCCACAATCAAGGATTAGCACTTAACTCGTCTTACCTACTTTATTTCAATGGTACGAGTAACTGGATTCACGCCCCAACAGCAAATGAACTGACGCTCAACGGTAACACAGATATTACCTTTGACATTGGTGGGTCGCAAAAAATGGCTCTGAATGGTACTGCTCTTACTGTTACTGGTGAGGTAAGAGCTACAAGCAATGTC